GCCGGCGTGATTGCCAATGGCGGCACGGTTCGCTCGGTTGCCAGGGAGCTGCGCATCGCGGTGCCACGAGCAACCCAGCTGATGGGTGAGGTCTACCAGCGTGCGGTCAAGGACGGGATAGATCCGGCGACGTGCCAGGAAGCCAAGGGCTGTCGGTTTGTCACCGGCGATGTTCGCCGCCCCGGGTGGCACTATTGCCAGCAGCCGCAAGCGACGGGCAGCTCATACTGCGCCTACCATCATGCGGTGTGTCATCGCGGCGAGGGTGACCCGAAGGCCAAAGGCGCCCACACCATAAATTACCGCCACCGCCGTTCCACCATAATACGATGGTCGTCTACCGCTCCGAGGAAACGCGCACACGGTGGGTTCTAGCAGGCGATGAGAAATATTGACAAGCAGGACATCCTCAAGGCCTACGAAGACCGCAAGCTGCTGCAGGAGCTGCTCCTCAAGCACGGTGTTTCACATGACGCTGCCGGTCGGCTGTGGGGCATGAAGTCCAGCAAGGTGCGACACATGCTGCGCGGCCATACCGAGCTGCCCGGTGCCGTAACGACGTGGATGGAAGAGAACAATAAGCGAGGCTAGGATGCTGGACCGAAGCATACGGGCCTCGAAGATGGGAAAAAAACTGCCATCTCCTTGCTTGACAACGAATGCGAGGGAATGTGCGGCGTATAAAAGAGTTAAAAAATTAAAATGTTATTTGCCTAGTAGCTTCTAGGTCTAGGAGCTTCTAGCGAGTAGCTACTCAGCCAATAACATTTAATTTTATTTATTCTTCTAGAAGGGACTACTTAGATGCTTCTAACCGAGAAGCTACTAACCGCGAAGCAGTGGCGCGAGGGTACTGCTGATTCGCAGGCTGTCAAGAAAATTATAAAACGCGTTGCTAACCAGCTCCACGTCGATGAACTCCAGCGCCAATGGAGCATCCAAAAGCACACCGAGCACCAGCAAGAGCTGCAGTCCTGGCTAGACGATGACGACGATCGACGATGACCATGTACTAGGGCCGTTGCACAGGCTGTTTGTTGAAGCTGCAGAGACCGAGCACCGCCTGCCTCGTGCCTTAGCTAAAGTGACGACTACTTACTGGCCCGACTACAAGGCTGAGTGGCTGTCCTATGCCGACGATACGACGCAGGTCAGACTGCAAGCCACCAGGCAACAGGTGACACGTTATAATAGAGCGATCGAGCTGGCCGGCTTGCTGCAGCCAGAACAGCGTAGAATTGTCTGGGCCGTCGCCTTCTCAGCTGCTCGAAGGGCTAGAGGACCGGCATGGACCAAGCTCGGCAGGCTATTAAATATTGATCGGCGCCAGGTGCGGAGCAGATACGAAGCGGCGCTAACAGAGCTGCTGAGCAGGATGATGCGGCAGTGACAGACGAACTCGACGTGTTGGATGAGACCATCGGCAAGGCTCGGCAGCTGATGGACCGAGGGATCACGTCGCAAGATATAATGCGTGAGCTGCAGCTGATGGTTCTGGGAGCTGAGAGCACTTCACGAGAGGCAGAGAGCGAGCTTATCGAGGCATTCTTTCCCAATCAGCTTTGGCACCAGACGAGATGGGACACCGCTGTAGCTGCCTTGGCGTTGTTAACAACGGAGCAGCTGAGGACGCTGGAGGATAGGCTTGATAATCCACACCACGTTGTCATTGTTGACTTGATGGCCTGAAACGTGCCACGAGACAGCTAGGCTGGTCGAGCATGTGAGCCTGGACGCGCTTCTTTGCTTTCCGCGTAGCTAACGATGGCTGAGCTAGGCTTGGTTCCACCTCCGACCCATTGCCTGCCCATGCTGCCAGCTGAACCTGTGGGGTGGATGCTGCCTGCCTCCTTGCCGCGCGCGAGCCGCGCATTTAAACTGCGTCACGATCGAGGTGAGATCCAGGGTCGATCGGCAGGCCAGGTCCACGACAGGTCCACCATGCTAGATGTAGCACCCGAATGTCTTTGTTTTCTGCGCTCGACCTCTGGCTCGCCGATCTGACGCTCTAGGCAAGGTCGCAGTTTCCCGGGGCCGGCGGCATCGTCGTCGCTGGCTGAGAAAAATGTTTTTTTTGCAGTTTTCGGCCCCCCACCCCCCCGAATTTTCCGGCGGGTCTAGTAGACGATATATACCCTTTCGACGGCTCCGTACCGTCACACACAGAGGAGACACCCACATGGGAACTTTCACCATAACCGGCGACGTAAACACCCTGCCCGAAGCCTACACAGCGGCTGACGGCGGCTCTACGTCCACGGGCATCACGGTGATCATCGATGATGCCAAGGTCGTCAACAAGCTCGAAGCGTCCCAGGTACTGCGCGCAGCCGAGCAGGCGATTCTAAATGGCGTCGTCTACCCAACCGCCTAACGCTAGCGGTTCTCGGCTTATCGCCTGCGACTTCTGCGGTGAGGTGACGCGTATCGTCTGGTTGTCTGACGGCCGGGGCGAATGTGGCGCTTGCCATCGTGTTATGATAGAGGCGGAGCCTGACGACGATACGAGCGGACCCTGAGCAACCGCTCCTATAAGAGGCCAATCCAACGAGCGGTTCTCGGTCTTCGCGCGTTAAAATCGACCAAGTATACGAGCGGAGCCTTTATTCGCTCATTGGTTCTCACAAGTAAGGCAAAATGACGCTTATACAGATCCCCTATGAGCCTCGTAAGCTGCAGGGCTACCTGCACGCCGAGATCTCCAAGTCGCGGTTTAACTGCATCGTGATGCATCGTCGGGCCGGCAAGTCGGTGATGGCGATCAACCATCTGATTCGCGATGCCGCCAGTACAACAAAACAGATGGCCCGTTATGGTTTTCTGACAGGAACCTACAAGCAGGCAAAATCGATTGTCTGGGATTATCTGAAACAGTATACGGCCCCTATCCCTGGCGTCCGGTATCACGAGACAGAATTACGTTGCGATCTGCCGAATGGGGCCAGGATAGAGCTGTTAGGGGCAGATAATTATCAGACCCTGCGCGGTAGGTTCTTCGACGGCCTGGTCATGGACGAGATGGCCGATATGCCCGAACCCGTACTGCCAACTGTCGTGCGTCCCGCCTTGGCCGATCGCCAGGGTTACCTCATCATTACCGGCACCCCTAGAGGGCACAACGCGTTCTATGACCTCTACCACGAGGCGCAGGCAGATCCGGCCTGGTTTACCCATCTGGCGAAGGCGTCGCAGACCGGCATCCTGCCCGACGAGGAGCTGGAAGCCGCCAGGACGATGATGTCGGAATCCGCCTATGCCCAGGAGTTCGAATGTGATTGGGCTAGTAATGTCGAGGGCGCAATCTATGGCAAGGAACTCGCCAGGATCGAGGACAAGGGCCAGATCTGTTCAGTCCCGTATGATCCTGGCTCGCGGGTCGATACCGCCTGGGATCTCGGTGTTGCGGACGCCACGGGTGTGTGGTGGTTCCAGATTATCGGGAGAGCAATACATGTCATTGACTACTACGAAAACCGTAACGAAGGCCTTCCGCACTATGTACGCGTCCTTGATGATCGTGGCTATCTATACGGTCGACATTACGCTCCGCACGATATCCAGGTGCGTGAATTGGGTACTGGTCGTTCCCGCATTGAAACTGCTGCAGATCTCGGCATCAACTTCCGCGTGGCTCGAAAGTTACCGCTCGAAGATGGTATCCACGCTACGGCGATGATGCTGCCCCGCTGTTGGTTCGATCGTGACTTGTGCGCCGACGGTCTGCAGGCACTACGGCAATATCATCGTGCGTACAACGAGCGCACCAGGTCGTTCAGGATGTCGCCTGTGCATGACTGGTCGAGCCACGGGGCCGACGCGATCCGCACCATGGCGGTTGCCCTGGAAGACGATCACCGCTTTGCCGGCGGCGTGCCGCAAGCCTATGCAGAAATGGACTATCAGATACTAGGCGGTGCCGTGGCGTGACCCCGGCGTACGGCGAGACAGCCGACATCGAGGTCATGCTGGATGCAACGCAAGATCCGAACATGGGGCCGTTGGACTACGTTCTCGCCAACTGGATTACCGAGCGCATACCGTATGCCGAGAGCCTGGAACCCTGCCGCTGCATCGGCTTTCGCCGGCGTTCTGATGGCAAGATACTGTACGGCGGGGCGTTTAACGAATTTCGCGGCAGAGACGTGCAGTACCACGCGGCCTGTGATGACCCCAAGGTGTTAACCCGATCGCGGATAGCACTGCTGTTTGATTACCCGTTCGTGCAGCTCGGCGTCGAGCGGATCTCGTGCGTCATCGCGGCAAGTAACAGCCGCAGCCGCCGGGTCGTCGAAGGCCTGGGCTGGGTCTACGAGGGTACTGTTCGGAAATTTTACGCGGATAACGAGGATGGCTGCATCTACGGCATGCTGCGCGAGGAGTGCAGGTGGCTGGAATGCGGCGACAATATGGCGGAATAGAGGCTAGGTATGGGCAAATCATCGTCGGCTAAAGAAAAACTGCTGCCGGTAGACCCCATCACTGCGCAAGCCACGGAAGCGGCCGGGTTCGAGAAGCCGGCGGTCGAGCCGATCTCTGGCGCGATTATGAAGCCGGCACCCGCACAGGTTATACAACCGGCACCAACGACACAGATCGGGCCGCGCAAGCCGGGAACGCAAGTTGGGCCGCGCCGTAAGCCGGGTACACCTAAATTCCACAAGGGCTTGTTAGTCGAGGATTAAGGAAAAACAATGGGCAAATCGTCATCTAACCGGGCACAACCTGCGCCGGCCCCTGCACCTGCGCCAGCACCTGCACCGCAGCCTGTCCTGGCCCCATCGGAACCAGCACCGGCACCCGCGACGCAGACCATACAACCGGCACCGGCAGCGGCTATACAGCCGGCCCCCGCGACAAAGTTCCCGTACGATGAGAACTCGGGGAAGCCTGAACCGACAACGACAGTGCGCAAGCGAAAGTCGAAAGGCAAACAGAAAAGAGGCAAGGGTCTGTTAGCTGAGGGCGATCCCGATGTTACGGGCTTTGGTCTTTCTGAAGGCACCAGCACCCCCGGCGACACAGCTTGGTCAGGATAGGATAGAGAACAATGGGTAAACGATCAGCCGCACCTCCACCTCCTGCTCCCGTACCAGCGCCACCGCCGGTCACGCCTGCAAGGGCCTATGGCGAGCCTGCCGGAACACAGACACCGACCGAGGTGTTGAAGCGCCGCGAAGAGGAAAAGCAAGCCGTCGTCCAGGCACCGCCTGAGCCGGTTAGGCCCAAGTCCACCTACCTGGATAGCGAAGACGCGGCGCGGAAAAAGGAGCGGGAGCTGGCTGGTAAATCCGGCAGGCGCAAAACCCGCAAGACAGGGCCGCAAGGGTTGCTTGACCCGGCGCTGGTGAAGAAAAAAGGCTTGATGACCTGATGGGTAAGCGCGCCCCCAAGATACCCGAAGGCTACCGATATGAGCAGACTGGCACGACGTACCAGATTGCGGATAAGGACATCGGCCCCGGTGGCTACGACTTTCGGGATGCGAGCAAGGAAGAATACGAATACGAATCTGCACGAGAGGTGCAGTATGACGAGGTCGGCGGACGGATAGGCAAGAGAACCTACGACACCCGTGAAGTGCCCATCTGGTCACTCGTGCCGATCGCGCGCCCTGCACCGGCACCTGCGCCGGCACCCGCACCCAGACCCGCTTCTGGTGGGTCGCAACCCGCGCCCGGTGGACCGCAACCTCCAACCGTCCCGGCACCATCGACGCCGGCAGCGCCCAAGGTACAAAAGGTCGAGCCGCAACCGCCCGTGTATGGAACGGACGCCCAGGCCGGTGCCGCGTCTACGGGTGCGGTGTTTGGCACCAAGGGTCGCCGGCCGTTTAGGCGCGCGCCGCAGCAGCTCTCCGCGACCGAGGCGCTGACCAAGAAAACGAAGCTAGGTGGATAGGCCGATGGACGAACAACAGGACGAAGCCACCCGCAAGCAAATCGTCGACCTACTGCGCCGTTACGACACGCTCAAGTCCCAGCGCTCCGTTTGGGAGATGCACTGGCAGGAGCTGGGCGACTACATGGTGCCCCGCAAGGCCGACATCACCAAGCAGCGCTCTCCCGGCGATAAACGCACTGACCTGATCTTCGACGGCACCGCCATACACGCCGCCGAGCTGCTCGCCGCTTCGCTCCATGGGATGCTGACTTCTGCATCGACACCCTGGTTCTCCCTGCGCTTTGCAGACCCAGTGCTCGATTCCGACGACATGGCCAAGGAATGGCTGGAAACCGCGCAGAACGACATGTACGACGCTTTTGCGAAGTCGAATTTTCAGGAACAGATCCACGAGCTGTATACCGACCTGGTCACCTTTGGCACGGCGGTGATGTTCATCGAATCCGACGCCAAGACTGTATTGAGGTTCCAGACACGGCACATCGCGGAATGCTACCTCTCGGAGGACGAGCATGGCCGCGTCGACACCGTGATCCGCGCCTACAAGATCCCCGGCCGGGACGCTCGCAACATGTTCGGCGAAGACGTTGGCCCGGTGTTGTGGAAGCAAATCGAGGAAGATCCGCTAAGGCTTATCGATCTGTTACATTTCGTAATGCCTCGTGATGCCTATGACCCCGGCATTCCTGATAAATACAACATGCCCTGGTCGTCCT